GAATCAGATAATGGTTAAGCAATTGAAGAATAGATACAATGATCCTACAATGAATAGGAAATTTTGTATTGGGATTGACAGATCGAGGATGAGGTTGTATGATATAGAGGACGCTCAATCAGGTCTAGTAGATTCTGGTAAAGATGAGCAAGACAAACAAGGCGAGGTTGATCTCGTCAAAAAATTCAACGACAAGAAAACATTCGCCAACCTTAAGTATGATTGATTTTGATAAGTACACTGTATTCGTGGATGCTGTCACAAGCGATAGTAGTAAAGACTTTGAATCTTTTATTGAGAGTCTTAATAATCTTGATCGAGAGGGTTCCAATATTAATCGTCTTACCACTGCTGCTGTTGGGCTTAGTGCTGAGTCTGGTGAATTCCTTGAGATCATTAAGAAGATGGTATTCCAAGGCAAACCTTGGAATGACGACAACAGAGAGCATCTTATTATTGAGTTGGGTGACGTTATGTGGTATGTGGCACAAGCTTGTATGGCTTTGGACGTACCTTTCGATGACGTTATCAGACGCAATGTTAAGAAGTTAGAAAGTAGATACCCTGGTGGGAGTTTCAGTATAGATAAGTCAGAAAATAGAGCAGCAGGAGATAGATAATGCATATACTATTACCTTTGATATGCATCGCATTGATAAGTTTGGTGATTGTATATTCTATCATCCAAAAATACAACCCTCACTGATATGGATTATCTTGAAGGCAAGATCAAAGATACTAGGAAGCGTATAGAAGAACTAGAGCTCTTGATATCAGCTTGGGAGAAACAACTAAAGAAAAAACAAGATGGGAATTGACACACAGGGTATGGGTGCCCCCATGACACCCGAAGAAGCAGCAAAGTTTAAGAATAGTAAGAAGGAGTATCAACCTGCTACAGTCACACCTCGGAGGTTATTCACTCCATCGATGGCAAAGGAGTTGAAGATATTAATCAATGAAGTGTTAGATGAACGTGAAGGTAAGATGGATTATCAGACTTATTTTGATCCTATACCGTTTAGACATCTTGTAACAGAAGAAGAACCACCTTACGATGGTTACCAATGTGACTTGGTGGGATAAATAGTCCGTGGAGACCTGCGGAACTAATGGCAAAGAAACAAAAACCTAAAGGAAATCAAACAGAATCTGAGATAATGCTAGCCATTAATCAGGTTCTGGATAGTTACGAGGTCGATGTTATAAGTGCTACTGGTAACATGACCAGACTAAAGGTAACTGGTAAAGATAGGGCAGGAATAAGGGATGAGGTCCATAAAGCATTAGATAAGATTAACTGTGATTGGGTATTTTCTGATCAAGTTTACGATACGGGTAAATGGATATCTAGTTTTCCTGGTACAATATTAATATCAACTGAAGGTACTAAAACTGAGTTAGTATACAAGCCCAAAGGTGGTAGTCAATCGGGTGGTGGAGCAGCACTTACTAAGTTAACTGAGTCTGCCCAGTGTGTATACTGTGCTGTTAGACAGCATTTGAATAAACCCATTACAGCATCAGATGTTAATGAAAAGACTGTTAAAGCAGCATCAAAATGGTTTGATATTGATGAGAAGGTTGCAAATATTTTAAGTGATAAACTTCCAGATGATTGGATAGACTCTTGTGTTAAAGGTGCTAATAAATTAGTGCCTTTTTTTGGTAGAGGTTATTCATATCATAGGGGATCAAAGACTGTTGGTCAGATTGATAAAGCTTTTAAAGATTTAAAAGCAAAGGATAAGATTAGGATGGACATTAATAAATGGTCTCCTGCTGACATCTATGCTTTCAAGGATTTTAATCCTAAATGTTTGAATGATGAATTAAGTTTTAAAGGATTGAATCAGTGTATGCAAGAAAGGATACAGAAAGGAATTGCTATGGGTGTATCTTTAAAGAAGATTGAAGGTTCTGCTAAGGATCCAAAGGAAGTTAACTTTGATGCTAAACAGAAAAATACTCAAGAATTTAAAGAATTTTCATTTAGTAAAGACTCTATGGATGGGTACATTCATTTTGAATCGGGTGTAAAGATACAGTTTAGATCTTTTGGTGGTAAGAAATTAACTGGTTGGCAGGGTGAAGTTAAAGGTGCTTCTGCTAACCAAGGTAAGATATCATTAGGTCCAGTTAATATATTACTTAAGCAGCATAAACTTGCAAACAAACAGATACCAACTACAGCAGCTGATAAGGTTAGGAAGGATCCTGATGGTGTTAAGGCAGTTATTAAGCAGGGATTTAAAGATTATGGTAAGGGTGTGAATGATAAAACAGTAGATGATATCTTAAGCAAAGCTGATGATCCTTGGTTATATTCTAAGTGGCAAGTTGTTAAACTTTTTGATACAATTTCAAGCATTACAAATAAAACAGCAAAAAATAAATTGTGTGAGGACTTTTTATTGTATGCTTCCAGTCAGTCTAGCTTATCAGCACCATATTACAAGCTGACAGACTAGAAAGTGGCACACTGACCCCCCACAAACCCCTCAGATCGAGTATAATAAAGGGGTAAAGGGAGATTTTATGCCTAACAAACACCTTGAGCATCCAGAAGATACTATTTTTGAGGGGCGAAGGTCAGCACTAGCTGCTGTTAGGCATATTTTATCTGCTCGTAACGTAAGCGTTAAGTGGGACGGTGCTCCTGCTATAGTTTTTGGTACCAATCCTGACAATGGAAGGTTCTTTGTAGGTACAAAAAGTGTCTTCAACAAGAAAAAGATTAAGATCAATTACTCCAATGAGGATATTGACAGGAACCATAAAGGGAATGTTGCTGACATTCTTAGGTTGGCTCTTCGCTATCTCCCTCGTATCAATCGTATTATCCAAGCTGATTGGATCGGTGTCGGTGGAGGCAGTGTTTATACTCCTAATACTGTGGAGTATGAATTTCCTTATCAGGTTACTCAAAAAATTATTCTAGCTCCTCATACTGAATATGTACAAGTTTCTCCAGATAGTGTCGGTAACTTTGGGGTTGCTCTACCTCATACAGAGGATTGCTACTTCGTAGATACTACCAAGGCACAGGTTAAAGGTTGGTCTGACTGGGCATTAGTTGCAAACATAGTCAGAGACTTACCTTTCGCAGGTAAAGCACCTGATGCAAAGACATTACAATCTATTAGAAAGCATGTTAATGATGTCATAAGAGGCGGAGGAAATTTAGATCCTTCCGCACTTTTTGGATCCTACATTCTTTACCATGATAAATACCAGTGTGGAGTTAATCTATCTACCTTCAAAGTGTGGGTTAATATCCTAAAACTGAAACTCCGTTTACTTAAAAATATACAGACTACAGATAACGTTAACTGCTTCATTGATGGGGAACCATCAGACCATGAGGGATATGTAACTCTATCTGAAGATCCATTTAAAATTGTAGACAGAGAAAAATTTAGTAAAGCAAACTTCAACCTAGATAAAAATTGGACGCATGAAAAAGTTTAGTGCTTTTCTATCAGAAGCAGAAAGATCTTGGGCATCTAAGGAGGCAGAGAAACTATCCCTCAGTCATGTAGGGTATGGTAAGTATGCTAATCCTTCGGGTCAAGTTACTCACATGAGTAAGGATGGCAAGCTGGTCAAACTTGACGCTAAGACAGCAGCAGCACAACAAATATCGGGGGTAGAGGATGAAGGAGGAGATCAGGATAAGAGCTCTCAAGGTTCAATATCTATTACATTTGGAAGATTCAATCCACCTACTGTTGGACATGAAAAACTACTTGGAAGGGTATCCAGAGAAGCCACCGACGGTGACTATCGTGTTTATGTAAGTCAGTCTGAAGATCCACAGAAGAATCCATTGTCACCCAATGAGAAGGTTGAGTGGATGAAGAAGTCTTACCCAGAGCATAAGGATAATATTATTTCTAATCCAGATATGCGTACAATATTCGATGTCCTTATAGCATTGAATGAAGAAGGATATGGTGAAGTAAAGATTGTTGTAGGTGGTGATAGAGTCAGTGAGTTTAACTCTCTAGCACAGAAATATAACGGTCAGATATATGAGTTTGAGAATATACTAGCAGTATCTGCTGGTGACAGAGACCCCGATGGTGATGGACTAGAGGGTATGTCAGCATCTAAGATGCGTCAGGCAGCAGCAGACGATGACTTCAAGACCTTTGAGAAGGGTACTGCAGCAGCACTAGGACAGAAAGAAAAATTAAGAATGTATAAGTCAGTTAGGTCTGCCATGCAGTTAGAATCTGCTGGAGATTTTAATGATGCTTCATATAATCTATTTGAAATTGCTCCTAAGTTAGATCCACAAGGACTAAGAGAAGCATACATTAACAAACAGATATTTAATGTTGGTACCATAGTAGAAAACGTTAACACTGGTGTGTTAGGTAAGATCGTTTCACGTGGTAGTAATTACCTCATCTACATTGACGAAAATGATACAATATTCAGAGGGTGGTTGAAAGATTTAGTTGAAGTAGACTACAGTGATCCCAGTAGTAGAGAGTTTGGGACCGACAGTCTTGCAACATATGTGAAAAAATTAACTCCTGGCGAATTCGTTAAGAAGATAAATAAAAATAAGAAATCAACTTTGGTGCAATGAACCTACGAGAATTACCTGACTTGTCTAGTGCCTATAAAGAGGTACAAGACTTAGATGAAAAGAAAGTTTCTGAAAAGAAAGCAAAAGAGAACCGTGAGAAACGTCCTCGTTGGTGGGATGACGATGGTGATCGTAAGGGATATGAAAAGGGAGAAGTTAAAAAAGAAGAATATGGTGGACATGATGTCGATTGGTTAGATGCATCTGTAGAAGTATCAACAGATTATTTCTTCGAGGAAGGAATAAACGAAGAAGGATTAGATATGATCATCGAGGAAGTAGGTCTCGAAGATTTTATTGAGTTCGTAACCGATCCAATAGAAGAATTAAACGAGGAGGCAAGGTCAGCAAGAAAGGCATCTGTCAGAGCACCTTCCTATGAGAAAGTTAAAGCAGCAGTTGATAAGTCAGACGCTGCTAAGAAAGCATCAGGTAAAGGAGAATACTCTGCTGCTTACAAGAAGAAAGAGACTGACGTTACCAACTACGGTGATGACAAGGCACCTGCTAAGAAAACAACAGTCAAAGCTGTTGTCAAGAAGGCACCCGTTAAAAAGAAAGCAGCTCCTGCTAAGAAAAAGGAAACTGCTGCCAAGGTTACTAAGTCAGTTGCAAAAGCAAAGACAAAGCAACCAGCAAAACCAGCAACCAAGAAAGGAATTGGAGACAAGATCCGTGGTGCTATTAAGAAAGGGGTTGAACGTCATCAAGCTGCTAGAGCAAAGGGTAAGGTACCTGAGAAGCGTGTAAAGGAATTCGCTAAGGGTGTAAAGTCTGGTGTTAAGACTGCTGTTAAATTTGCTAAGGACGTTAAGAAGGTCGTTAGTGAAGACGTAGAATATCTTGACCTCACTGAGTGGGCTACAACAGTCATTGATACTCTATCAGAAGATCCAACTATTGATGAGATCTCAGAAGAAGAATTGGAAATGCTCTTTGAAGAAGCATTGACAGAAATGACTTCGGATCCAGAAGAGTTGATGGAGATGGTTGAGATCATTGAGAAGATTCAATTAGATGAGATCGTCGGCACTCTTGCTGGTGGTGTTGCTAAAGGTGCTGTCCTAGCAAGTAAGGCAGCAAGATCTAGTAAGGTTAAGAAGGCAGTCAAAGGTGCTGCTGGTAAAGTTAAGGCAGGTCTGAAGACTGCTGCTAAGGTAGTAGGTAAGACAGCAAAAGTAGCAGGTAAAGCTGCTAAGGCAACTGCATCTGGTGCTAAGAAGGTAGCCGTTAAGACTGCTGGAGCTGCTGGAGAAGTCGCTGGCACTGCTGTTGGAAGATACCAAGCTGCCAAGGAGAGAGCAAAGAGTAAAGCTGCAGCTAATGGATCTAAGTCACAATCATCATCAGGTGGTCTTAGTAAGTCATCAGGTGCTGAAGAGAAGTCGAAGTCAAAACCAACTGCTAGTTCAGTAGTTGCTTCTGCTAGTAAAGGAAAGAAACCTGCTGAGAAGTCAGGTGAAACTCGTAAGGCAGTTGGAGATGCAGCTAAGTCTGTCGGTAAGGCAGGAGTTAAGGTTGCTAAGAAGGCAGGTGGTCTAATTAAGAAGGTTGTCAAGAAGGCAGTCGGCAAGACTTCACGTCTTGTTTCTAAAGGATCTGACAAACTTGCTAAGAGATTAGGTGAAGACTTTGATCGTATAGATACTCTTGTAGAATCAGGAGTGTTTAACTTGGAAGAGATCGAGAACATAGTCCTCGGTGAGAAGGCAACCCCTGCTTCTGGTACTGGAAAGTATTATAAGGAAGGCAAGCCTACTGCTGCACAACTTGCTCAACGAGCAAAGCGTGAGAAGATTAAAGATCTCACTAACAAAGGTAAGCACAAGGAAGCAAGTGCACTCCACAATGAGGGTACTGCACTCCCCGCTGAAACAAATTGGAAAAGATTTATCAGGAGGGAAGATGCTTAGTTTCCAGGAACTTTCCGAAAAGAAAAAAACCTCCATTAAGATCAACCCTAAGAAGGATGAGTTAATGGAGAAGGAATCCTCACGCAATCATGGTCAAGAATGTGATTGCAAAATATGTGAGAAGAAAAGAAATCGGGATGAAGATGGTCCCGATGTAGCTACAGAATCAACAAACCTTAATCAGGAGGACACTGCGTATGAAGGTCAAGAAGAAGTCTGTGAAAAAAGCAATCAAGAGAATGAACCTTCGATCTTAACCTTCGGTAATTTCATCAATGAAAAAACCAGGTATGCCAAAGAGACTGGAAAGAATTTAAAGAAAGGGAAGCCACAACCTGAAGGTGGCAGTGCTAAGAAAGATCTAGCATACCAAACAGTCCTTGCACGTATCAAAGCTGAGTATGGAGCAGGTGCAGTACAGCAAAGTAGTAAAGAGAAAAAGAAAGTCAAAGGAGATAAGACGAGAAGGCAAGCAGGTGATAATAAGTTTACACCCGCAGAGAAAGTCGCCAAACGTCGTGCTTCTAAGGCTGCTGCTGACGCTGCAATGAGAGATACAAGAGGAACATAACGCAGTCACCTCCAGTATTTAACTGGAGCAATGTTACAAAGAATTTTAAGAAGATTTTTACGAAAGGTAAAAAGTAAACGTCCTATTGGATATGATCGACCCTCCTACAAGAAGGAGTTATCTCCTGGTGAGGTGAGAACATATAATAAAAGGAGACAGCGTTGGCAGTCCAACCGTGATACATAGTATACTGACTATGTGAATAATTATGTTTAAAGCATTACTACCTTTCGCATCTAAAATTATTAAAGATGCCGTAAATTCTATCCCAAACGATCAGGAGATCGGAGATAGATTGATTGAGATTTGTCTAAGAGTTCTTGCTAAAGCAGTTAAGACTACCAAGACAGATGTAGATGATCAACTGTTCGAGCAAGTAGCTAAAGCGATTCGCAATCGTGAAGTTAAAGCAGACGACTTTGTATCATGACTGACCTAGGACTTGATGCATCACAGGAGACAAGGATCACTGTGATGCAACTTAAGATTGAACGTCTTGAGGAGAAACAGGATGATCTTAGGGAGCGATTGAAGACTGTTGAAAAGTGGGTGATAGGAGCAGGAGCAGTCATAGCTGCTGGTGTTACTGTCGTTGGCTTCGCCACAAACATTTCTAAAGCATACTTATAATATAAATACTGTTAACAGAAGATTTTTTCGGAGTAATTTACCATGCCATTATGGGGAAAAACCGCAGCTGGGGCTACGAACAAGCCCAAATGGCTGCCAGAGAACGAGGACTCAGACTACAATAAGGCAACTGTCTATGCTAGTACAGCAGGATGGGTTGTAGCACCTGGTACTGCCAGTAGCGGTAGTGACAATGTTAATGCACAACCAGAAGTGCTTGCTTGTATTGGTGGTCTATCAACAACTCTTGCTGCACCTACTGTAACTAAGATTCGTATCGTACAATCTACAATTGCAGCTGGTAGTA